TTTCGTACTGCCTCATATCCTTGTGGCATACCAGCCGACCCCGAGCTAACTCCTATCGCCCATCTTCTTGGCTGTTCTAGCCATCTTTATATGGAGCGATCTATCTATTCTGCTTCCCCGGGTCCGATGTTACCTTGGATTGGTAAGGACCCATTTAACCTCCGGAGACTCTTAACAGGACTCGCGTTGATCCGTCAGCGCGCGTGAAAACAGGTGAGCTAGTATGATTCGAAATCAACCGCGCCCTAAAAAGGCCTACGGTGTGGGTGTAACTCCCACCATCCTGCTCTCTGCGGTACTGGTCACTGCGCCGGGCTGCTCGGATCTTCAGAATCTGACTCGCTTCGAAACGAGCCCAGTAACTGTCGATAAGGTCAGCTTTGACGTAGAGTCTCAGTACCTCTGTTTCGAGTTCTCCATTAACCCCTAACTCTAAGGAGTATGCTAATATGGCCACTATGGCCAATATCGTCGTACCAGACGCTGCCTCGACGCCCGTCGATCACACCTTCGTCCCTGTGGACTTGGTGGACGGACTTGCCCACTGGCAGGAACGTGCCGCTGATTCGAGTGTTGGCTACTGGGATCTGAATCTCAGAAGCCGCGCCCCGAGTAAGCGGGATGGCACCGGTGTATACAAAGTGACTACAAGTCTCCGTATACCTGTTGTCGCTGATGAGACTGTTAACGGGATCGTCATGCCTAAGCTGGTGAGGTTTCACCAAATCAGCGTAACGCATTTCATGCCCGCCGATGGCCTACTTCAGGAGCGCAAAGATGTTCGGAAAATCCTTTCCGGGATTATCAACGATAGCCAGTACTTGGACGTCGTTGAGAGCCTTGGTTCGCCGCGTTAATGAGTTGGAACCCTCTTTTGGGTGCCATCTCCTCTTGCTGACGGTGGTCCTCAGTGGTGCCTCCGCCTGGTACATTCTTGACCAGGGCGAAGATGAGGCATTCTGTTTGGACACATCAAGGCTCCTTGCGCCGGGGGGTAAAACCCCTAAACGACAACCTAACGTGGAGACATTCAATGTCGCACAAGCACTCTCCGTTTCCGAAGGTGCAAACCGGTGTTCCTAGCCACACCATGTCCTTCTGTCTTTCTATTCTTGAAGACATTAGGACTCCCCTCAGCCTTGCTATCCACCAGGAACT